GGACCTGAAAATGTCGATTTTGCCATACTAAGTCTCCTTAATAAATTCTATCGTCTTGGCGAGTCTGCTAGGGCAGTCGATAGATTAATTTAATCCCTAGAAAGAAAAGGGGAGTATATATCATTTCAACTCCCCTCAAGTTACTAGCTTGATCCCGAAGAACCAAAAATACCTAGTGGATCAGATACTCCAAAGGAATACCTTTCTCTTGCTTTGTATCTTACGTTGCCAGTATCAAAGTCACCATCCATGCTTGTTTCTAATGGACTACGTGCAAAGTGCTTCATGCCATTTGGTACGTCAGTCATCAAGAAGAAAGCATTAGTATCGGTTAAGAAATGATTCACAACAAAGCCTTCTGGAATGCTACCATTTGCTCTAATGGCATTGATATCATTATCGGCTGTGTTAGGTCTCATATCTGAATCTAAGATACGTGAAGCAGTAAACATACCTGCTGGTGGTACAATTAACTTACGTGGTTTTGCTGCTATTAACAGTCCACGCTCATCTGTCCATCCTGCTATTTGAATCACAGCATTCTCTAACGAAGTTTCGTTAAGGTCTGCTTGTGTTGCAAATGTGTTGGAGTTTGTTCCACCTGACACCAAAGGGTGTGCAGTAGAAAACAAATCTACACCATCGCCTGAATTGAACGAACCACCTGAGAATCCTTGGTTAAGAGGATTCGCAGCTTTTACTTGCTTGGTGTAAGCCATGCTTCTAGCTAGTGCTTTAGTATAACGTGCAGAAAGCGAATCGTATAAATTATCCTCCATCGCTTCTTCTGTAATTGCAAAACCCATCGCTATTGTTTCATGGTTATAACGAGTGCTAAAAGACTCTTGTGCAGTATCATAGTTGATAGCTGAACCTTCATCTTTAACAGAAGCTTGACCAAATCCACTCAACTTTACTTCTTCTTCAAACGATCTATCAGAAGTTTCTGTTTCATATATCTGCTCATGCTCATTCTCGTATTTAGCATACTCTAATCCAAACAGGGCATTTAGACCCGGAAGGAGTTCTTTAAGTAACTGCGCTCTTGAAATTGCCATTTCTTATTCTCCTTTATATGCCAGTTGTATTGTCCATGATATGACCCGCATTAAACTTAGCAACTAAGTCAGTGAAAGAATCACCGGCTGCGTTGTCAGATTTAGGCGAGATATCTACTATTCTTACAGGAAGAGTAGCAGTCGTAGAGGCTGCTGTAGATATATCAATGGCATTTTTACTTAACCCAATGCTAGTTGAACCAGCTGTTTGAACTACCGCAACATTGTTTCCGATGTTGGTTACAGCGGCTGAGCCGTCTGCTTGCATCTCGAAAAGAACATTTGGGTCATCCAATACATAAGCTGAAATATCATCAGCTGCTGTACTTGCTGGATAGAATTGTGAAAAAGTTTTCTGGCTTGTATTTGGATCGGTATAAGATACACCTAGAAAAATTCCTACGGGTGTTAATGTAGTTGTGCCAGTGTCTTTCTCGACTGTACCAGCAGCAACTAACTTAACGAAATCGCCATAGAAAATTGCAGTGCCATAGCCAGAGGCTATGCTGTAATGTCTTACCTTTCCGGTGAAAGAACCGCTTGCAGACAAAGTGCCAACAGGTCTTGCTCCGTAAGGTGTTGCTGAACTACTCATTTTATATACCTTTCATACAAAAGTTTAACAAAAAAGATAGTAATTACTTACCACCTTTACCAAAAGTTACTTGAGACTTCCTTTCTTTAAACATAGGCATAGCAGGATTTTCATCTCTCATGTAGTTAGCATCCAAAGCAGACATCTGTTGATCAGCCATATCAGTGTAATATTTGCTTCTCTTTTTGATAACTTCTTCGGGTGCTTTACATAAAAGTAATCCACCTACTTCTATACCATCTTTGAATTGCGAGTCAGTATCTTTGACCATTTGCAATTCAGGATGATCCGCTGCTTTAACTGGTGTCCAACCTTCTCTGAATTTGGTAGATACATTCATATTATCAGATTGTCCAGCTGAAGCTGTACGTATCCAACGAAAAACATATCCCGCTTCCGGTTTAGGATCGGGCAACAAGTTTGGGGGAGTCCAAGCTTTTTCTCGTTCATTAGTTTCTCTTGATTCTAATTCACGTGGGTTGCGCTCTTGAACATCATTTTGTTCTGACTTTTCCATTATCTTTGCTCCTTCGCATATTGCGCTGCGTATTGTTCTGGTGTAAGTCCAAGTTTCTTGGCGAGAGTAACTTGAGTCTTTGTTAACTGCACTGTGCGCTGTTTAGAACTTGCTCTATTAGCAGGTGCTACCACAGTCGAGGGTCGCTGTGAGGATGCAGTATTGTCCTCAAAGCGTTCTGGAAATCTTTGTCTAATAGCTTCATCAACTCTTGCATAGTAAGTATCTGAGTCTCTTACAGGATCAACTCCCTCTCTTACTAATTTTGCATGCATACCATAAGCTAACGCAGTCATATCCTCATCGCCCGCACGTTCAAACCAAGGATTCTGCCTTATGTATTCAGCAGCAGCTGGGTCGATAGACGGCTGTTGTTGTTGCATTGATTGTGCGTACTGAGGTTGTGCGTATTGTTGTTGCTGCGGTTGTTGGGGTTGTAAAGCTTGTGGCTGATAATTATCTACATAACTTTTATCAGCATAAGCTGCTGATAATTTTTCTTGTGCTTCTAGCAATCTATTAGTATCGCCAGCTTCATAAGCTTGTTTGTATGTTTCTTTAGCAGCTTCTATCTCTGTAGATGTTTTAGTTTTTAAACTATTAAGTAACGCTTCTTCACTTTTTGATACAGTAGCTTTTAGTCTTTGATTCTCATCATGCAACTGTTTTGCTACTTGAGCAGCTTCATCCCTAACTCTTTGCGCTGCCTCTGCCTTTCTGCGTTCTTCGTGATAATCAAACTTAAGTTTGTCTATACGTTTTTTTGTTCTTTCGCCAATGCCTTCTATCTCTTCATCAATATCATCATCAGCTACTTCTTGTTTTGGAGGTCTTTGATCTTCTACTGGACGATCATCTACTACCTCTATCTCTACATCAGGTATCGGAACTTGCACCTCTGTAGTAGGAGGTAGTTCCAAATCTTCTTCTAAAGCTTGTGCTTCTTCAATCATGGTTTCTCTATTCCTCTAGGATCATCTACAACAGCTTCTACAGTATCATCATTTATGAGTCTAAATTCTTTGCCATGAATACTCATGCGTGTGCCACTATATGATCTCATAATTATAAAATCACCTTCCTTACAGTATGGACCTGTAGGAAATCTGTTTTCATCTTTATAACAATCTGGACCCATCTTTAAAACAAAACCCACTATGGATGCTGTCTCCTCTCTCTTTCTATATTGGTCTGCAATAATAATACCACCATCAGATACTTCTTCATGTTCTGGTAGTGCTATCAATATTTTATACCCTTGAGGTTCGGGAAGTTGTGTAGGCTCTGCGGTTTCCGCTTTATCTACAGCTTCCTCTTTTACTGCTTCAACTGTCATAAGTTACCTTATGTTGCGTCAAATATATATAGGAGTTTGACGTTCTCCTTTCCCTTCACCATGAAGGGTGCGTATTAACTTTCTATAACTGTATTATATTTATCAGTTATCTCACGAAGGGCAATACGTAACCCTTCGATCTTGCCTTTGAGGTGATAAAGTTCAGTTAAATCTTTTACTTCACCATCCACAATGACTTCAGTAATCCTATTTATCTCATCGTTTAAACTTTGTGTCAAGTCCTCTGTAAACTTTATATCAACTTCCATCGTTCTTAGTCAGAGTCTCTGCTATCTTTCTACCTATCTCTGCACCTTTGGTCCTCTCTTGTGCAGATACTCTAGCTATATCAGCACCTACTTTAGCACCTGCCATTTCAAGGTCTGCCTCAATCTTAATACGTTCAAGTTCATCTTTCATTCTAGCTTTCTCTAAGTCAGCAGCTATACGTGCCTCATCAGTAGTAGCTTTGTCTTGTGCTTGTTGTGCTTTGATAGCAAGTTCTTGTTGTTGCATCTGTAGTACAGGGTCTTGCATTTGTTCTTGTACTTGCTCCATTTGTGCAGCTTGTAAGTTCTTACCTAACAACTGTTGAGCAGCTGTTGCTACTAATGTAGACAATCTAAATTCTATTTCTGGTGGTAAAGGCTCTCCTAGAGGTGGTAGTGCTGTGCCTATCTCTTCTTCTATCTGCCTTCTATACTCAAATCCTAAATGTTCTACTATGTGATTACTTAGTGCAGCCTGTAATGCCTGCGCATTAGGTGCTTGCGATGCAAGTTCTTGTATCTTGGGGTCTTGTAACATAGATAAATGCACTGTTATATGTGCTGCATGGTCCTGATACTCGAAAGCTTTTACAGGTTTGCCATTTAGTATGTCCATATTCTCTGATACAGGGTCTGTAGGCTTGATATCATCCTCAAGTGGTACGATATCTTGAGAATCACGTATGCCTAGTACCTCTAACATCTGTCTGTGTAGCTTTGGTAAGTCATATAACTGCGGTGCAGACTGTGCAAGTTGCAAAGCAGCTTGATATTGCATGATTCTTTGTGCCATAGTCGCTGCATTAGGGTCTGATACAGGAATTATGTCTACTCTATCGTCAAAATCTACAGCTTTTATAGCAGATTCGCCATCAACTTCGTATTCATAGTCTGCTGGCATGAAATCTTTGATGATATCAGACAAAATACCTAGTTCTTGGCGCATAGATGCGTGTAATCTAGCTTGAATCGCACCCATAACCTTCATATTACGCTCTAATAACGCTAAAGTTGTACCAACTGGTGCTTGATTGTTCATATCAGACACTTTTAAATCAGTTATAGAAGCAAATCTACGCCCTTCTTCAACGATATTCCCTAATAATTGGTACAAAGTGCCTGATGGTTCTTTATATGGAAGGAAAGTTATGTTGTCTCTTATGCTTCCGCCCGGAATATCTACATCACGGAACTCTCCGGGATAGATTGGAGTGTCATCACCCTTGATTCTGAGACCTCTAGTCTTTAAACCACCCGGCAAATTAGCTAATGTACCTGAATCCACTAGCTGTCTAAGCAAAGAAGTAGCAGATTTTGCCAATCCACCTACCATGTGTATCAATCCAAAGCCATAAAACCCTAATCCCGGCATGTATTTGTAGTGTACAAAGTGTTGTCTGCGCATTTTCATGGGGTCAGACTCTAAATAATTACGTCTAATTGATAAAACTTCACCCGAACCTTGATCTATAGTTACTACATAAGGTAATGCTATGCCAGTTTTCCTACCTTCACGCTCATCTTCAAAGCCTATAAGGTCTAAATCTACATGCATTTCCAAAAGAGTATGCAATCCATCCTTACTATAACTGTTAACATCGTATTCAAAGTTAGGATTGTCTCCTGATAACTCTGCATACTTCTGTCTAATTCTATCTGCGCCTATACTAGACTGAGGTAAAGACACCTCTCTATAAAAACCTGCATACTGTAGCTTGAGAATATCATTAAGTGTCATTCTCATAACGTGCGTAGCACGTGCAGCAGTTCTTAAATCTGATGCTCCATAGCTAACAACAAAGTCCTCTGCTGGTACAAACATAGAACATGGTCTTTGCATGTTCACATCATAGTAAATCTTTTTAAATGCTGAGCCAGCTAAAGGCAAACTAAACAACATATTCTCTGTTTCATTCCTATACTCTTTCATTTCTTCTGTAAGAAGATAGTTCATATAGTCTTGAACACGTTTACCTTGTTGTTCTTTTTCGTCAGTTATCTTGCCAACTATGTTAGTTCGTACTGGACCTGCTGCTGGAAATATTTCTGTTATAGCTTGCGACTGAAAACGTACAACTGCCTCTGATAACAATGGATGATAAACACCACATGCACCCGCCCAAGGCTCATTACGTTCTTCTATCTTTAATCCTAGATTATCTAATCCTTCTGTGTAAGTCTTTTCCCAATCAGACCTTGAGTCTCTATCTGATTCATAAGCAGATACAAGTTCGTGACCTAAAAAAGATAAATCTTTTTCTGATAGAAAGTCTGCAAGGTTTGCATCAAAGGGAACTTCTTCTTGTAAAGATGTAGGATCAAAGTCAATTAGCATCCCCCCATCGTCTGTTTCTATTGCGACTACTTCAGGATCGACAATAGTTATATCAACATTTTCTTCTGCCATTTAGTTCAGTTTAATTACATTAATAGTATTTAGCAACCCTGTCAGATACATCTTCAAAGTCATCATCGTCATGCTCAAGACGTAAAAATCCACCTTGCCTAAACCTCAATAAAGCTTGTGTGGCAGAGTCAACCAAGTCATCGTGATCTCCTACAGGAAAAGATGCAAACTGTTCTACAACTTCTTCTGCCCATCTCTTCTTGGGATACCATACTGAACCTGATGCAAATAAATCTGCTACAGCGTTTACACGTGCTATTTTATCGTTACCCCTAGAAGGTGTAAATTCTTGTACAGGTATACCCATTTGTCTCAATTCAAATATCAAAGGTGAACCAGCAGCTTTTGCCTCAACAATAAAAGCATCGGGCATCCATCGTTGATGTTCTTCAAATGCTCTACGTTTTAGTTCAGGAAACTCCATCCTTTCTTGAAATGCATCTAGCAATATAACTTGTGGAGTAGGATAACCATTCTCACCTTCTTTATAGAATACACCCCATGTAGTGCATGCAGAAAAGTCAGAGCGTTGTGTTTTTAAGAAAGCAGTATCCCATGATTGAATTATAAATTCACATGCAGGTGGCTCTCTATATTCCCACTCCTGCCACCACTCACGTTTTACGATAGCACTTTCTTCAGATACAGGATTCTGTTGATACTGTGCTTCCCAATGCGATATAGGTAGAGTTGCCTTAATCTTTTCAAGTTCATCTACCTTCCAGTATTCTTCCCATAAACTTCTGCCTGATGGTAATATAGCTGGTAGTTCTATAACTTCCCACTCATCACTGTTGTCTCTAGTAGCAGAGTCTTTCAATATAGAACCACATAAGTCTTTCTTACCCCATCTAGTCATAACAATTATAATCGCACCGCCCGGCTGCAAACGCTGCCTCGGACCGGATAAATACCAATCGTATGTGCTTTCGAAAATTTTTGGATCAGCAGACTGTCCTTGTTGTTCTGAATGTGGGTCGTCAATAATTAACAAATCAGCACCACGACCAGTAACCGCACCGCCAACTCCGATTGAAAAATATTCACCGCCACCCGATATGTCGAATCGTCCAGCTGCCTTAGAGTCGAGATTCAAACTTACATCCGGAAATATTTCTTGATAGTCCTCGCTATCAATTAAGTTACGCACCATTCTACCAAACCGGAGAGACAGTTCAGCAGTATGTGAAGCCATGATAATCTTTTTATGCGGTTGTCTACCAACTATCCATGCTGGTAGTAACCACGATGTTAACTGCGACTTACCAAATCTAGGAGGCATATTTATCATCAAGCGTTTACACTCACCATTAGCTACACGCTCAAAAGCTTGCGCCATCTTTTTATGATGCGATCCACACATAAACTCTTGCCAAACAGTATCAGCAAAGTGTAAAAAACTATCTTGAGACTTCTCTCTGACAACAGCCTTCTCTAAACTAACAACTAGGTTGTCTAGTTCTTTACGTTGCGGTCCATTGAGTTTAGCAAGATTGTCATCTGTAAGATGACTCATAACCTCTCTCAACTGTTTCTGTGATATACCCATATATAGTATTGTCAACCATATTACAACTCTATATACTGTAGTGCAAGGGTATCTCCAGAGGACAGTCTTACACTCTCAACAATCCTGTCCACCTACCCCATGAGGCTAGTTAGTCATTCTCGAGCGCACGAACTAGCCTCAATCCCCAAAATTATATGCAAAATTTTTCTAGCCCTGTGAACCTAGAGCGTTTATCTGTGTTAAGGGGGGTGGGGTATGTAAATACTCTGTTAAATAAAACTCATTTTTTACTGTGTGAAAATTTGAAACAGTATGTATGTGCGTGTGTGCGGAGTCCCGCATGCGTACAGGGGGGGTGGGGTGTCGCTAAAACTGTGTGCGCCTACGCAGGAAATGTGTAAACACATTGGCA